CGCGGCATCCAGTATTTCGAACGGATGTCGCAGGAGATATGGGAGGATGATGTGTTCGGCTCGACAAAGGAGCTGCTCAAGAAAGAAAAGCAATCCAAGAAGAGCTGGGAGGAGTTCCGGCGTGACAAGATAGCCGACTTGAAGCAGCAGTCCAAAGACCTCAAGGAGATGAAAAGCGCCTATGACCAGTTCAAGAGTCTCGGTTTTAACGATAATCAGATAGGTGGCCTTTTGACAAATTACTTCGGCAAGAGGATACCAGAAGGGGGCTTTGGTAACACTTTCGAGAGTCTCGCAAAGGAGATGGACAAGTATAGTGCTAACGATGCGAAGGACATCCGTAACTATGCCGCAGGCAAGGGGTGGAAGGAAAATGCCAAAAGCATAGAGGAGGCTCAAAAGGCCACGGAGAAGTTCCGGGAATCGCTTGAGGATTTGGCGGCCACCACCAAGCGTTTGAATCTTGAAGGTTTTGCCGCAGAACTCGACAAGATTGTGGTCGATACCGATTCCAAGAATCGGAAGCTCCGGACTGACTGGAGCCAGAAGCTTGATGACCTCTCCAAGTCGAAGGACGGTTGGATTGCGAAGTTTAGGGTGGAACACCCCGATCAGGACGCGGAGAGGGCGTGGGAGGACTTCTATGCCGCGCAGAAAAAGGCTTTAGACGAGCTTATACAGACGCAGATAGAATATAACAACAAAGTAGCTCAAGGGCAGATTGACAAGAAAGCCGAATCGTGGATGAAGGAGATGATGGACAAGAACAACATCAACCTTTCCGATATGGGCGACAAATCTCTTGCGCAGGTAAATGTGCTGATTGAGAGGATGCAGACCCTGGTGTCTGATGAGGCTCTCTCGAAGCTTCTTCCGCCCGAATTGAAGCAGGACGCGGAGCTTATCAATGCAAGTTTCAGTAAACTGCTCTCCAATGTAAAGAAGATTGCCAACACGAAACTCGGAGACCTCCGCGTCGAGAAGATGAAGAAGACTATGGACGGGGTGAAGGCTTTGATGTCAACGCTCGGTATATCCGCCGACACCAGTGCCGTCAGTGAGTCTTATTCTACTTTGAGCCAGAGATTGACGGAAGTTGCGGATGCGCAACAGGAGGTTGCGGATGCGCAGGTGAGGTATAATGCTGCCAAGCGTGAGGGAGACCTCGACAGGGAGGCCGAGGCTTATACTGCGCTGGCTATGGCCGTGGGCAAGTATCAGTCCGCATCCGAAGCCGCCCAGAATGCGCAGAGAGAGTTCGTAACCACTCTTGCCGTGGCTTCCGTCGGTGTGTTCGCTTCCGGTCTCGGGAAGGTGGGTGATATGCTCAAGAAGATAGGTGAGGCATCGGAGGATGCCGACCTCGTAGGGCTCGGCGATGCAATGTCCCGTGTGTCTCAAAATCTCAACGCCGCCGCCGCCGGATTCGCCGCCGCATATTCAGCCGGAGCCGGAGCCTATTCGTGGATTGGTGCGGTTGTGGGTGGGCTCTCTGACATAATCGGACAGATAGCAACGGCGACTTCGGAGCATACCAAAATGTTGACCGAGAACAAGGAACGACTTAAGGATTACTATGTCGCCTATCACGCTACGCTGCTTGAGATGGAGGAGTTCACCAACATATTCGGTGAGCAGGTATCGCGTTCCGCCCGGGATGCCTATGACAAGATGATTGCCGCCGCCGACAAGGCCCGCAAGTATTATAGCCAGCTCAAGAACTCAAAGGTTATCACTGACCATAAGGGGTTTTGGGAATCGGGTAATACCGAGTGGTGGTATCTCCGCACTCTTTATCCTGGCCTTTTTGATGAGGATGGCCATATCAACACCGACCTCGCATCTCGGCTCATCAAGGATTTACCGACGGGTAGCAGTAGCAAGTCGCGTGACTGGAACTCCGACCTTCGCGATACGCTGCAACTGGCCATAGACGCGGAGAATGCGTGGAAGGAGGCGAAGGAGGCCCTTGACGGATACATATCCAGTTTCACGGGAGACTGGGCTTCCAGTCTCGCCGAGGTGATGTGGAATGCGGTCGCGAGCGGTGAGGATGCCTGGGAGGAGTGGCACGATGTGGCTTCCGAGGCCATTTCCGACATCGGCAAGCAGATGCTCACCGAGATGATTCAGAAGGCTTGGCTCTCGCAGTATCAGAAGGAGCTTGAGGATGCGTTTTCAAGTGGTGATTCCCCTGATGAGATATGGGCGAAAGTCGCGGAGATTTCGGAGCGGATGTTCAAGGACGTGGATAACAACCACGAGAAGTTGTATAACATCACAAAGGAATTTCAAGACAGGATGGCGGCCGCCGGATATGAGGTGAACGGTGCCGAATCGGACTCGTCCGTCGCGAACGGCTTCAAGTCCATCACGGAGGACACGGCAAACTTGCTCGCGTCCTATGTAAACGCCATCCGTGCTGATGTGTCTTACGGACGTATTCAGTGGGGGCGTATCGCAGTCGCGGTGGAGGGGCAGGCGAATAGGTATGCCACCCTGAACGATTATCTGGCGAAGGTGCAGGCGGATACTGCCAATATCGCCGCGAGCAATCAGAAGATACTGGAAAGTCTGGACGGTTTTGTCCGCGACTTCTCTATGGCCTCGGATTATGGAGATTCATTGAAGGTTCAGATAGTCAATTAGAGTTGCATAATGTTGGAATTTGTCGTATTTTTGTACTATGTTCTGGTTGCCTTACATAAATGATTACAAGCCGTTTTACATTCAGGCTAAAGAAGACTCTGCGGCCTGGGATACAACGGTCTATGGGCTTATCGCAAAGTCAAGCCCGTACTCGGCCCTCCCGGAGCCGAAGGACGTGTATAAGAATGATTATAAGGACGAGGACGGGGATGACGAGTACAACACCGAGATGTATTACAAGTCTTTCACTTTCAAGGTGAAGTTCTACATCAAGGCATACGCGAGCGGTACGCGCCCGGCCACGGATGTCCTCCGCAGTCAGATGGCGGCGTTCTTCGGGCACATAAGGAACGGCGAGTTCAGCGTGTACGATGCGTACACGGGTCTCGGGCGGCGGAAGGTGCGCTACGCGGGCTACGAGGAGGCGGACGGTGGGTTCAAGGCCCGGGACGACTGGGCGCGGCTCATATTCAGCGTCACGTTCAAGGTGAACGACCCGGTGACGGCGATGACGCTTACGGACGGAAAGATAGTTGAGATAGAGTAGGAATATGTCAAGGTTCACCATATACTCCAAAGACGGAGAGAGCATCCGCTTCACGGGTAAGCCCCAATACAACGGGACTTACCTCAAGACTCCGTATCTGGAGTTCAAGGAAATCTCCTCCCCGGTCAAGATAGGCTGGGAGGTGGGCGATTACGTGGACTATCCGCGCACGGGTCTGCGGTACAGGCTCTATTCCGTGCCTCAGCCGAAAAAGAACGCCCGTACGGGCACTTACGGGGCGGCGTACACCTATTCCGGCGTGCAGCTCTTCGATGCCACGAAAGAGCTTGAAATAGCCCTTTTCCAAGACCTTGTGCTGGACGTGGAGAAGAACGTGCATTTCTCCACGCGGGACAACGTTTCGACCTACGAGGACGTGTACGGAATCGCCGCGAGGTTGCAGGCGAGTATGGACGCGTTCTTCCCGTCCCGGTGGCTCTTCAAGGTGATGGATTTGGACGAGACGGAGGACGCGGATTTGCTGGAGCTGCTGCGGACCGCAAAGGAGTTCAGCGTTTCCAACGGCACGGTGCTGGGCGCGTTGAACAGCATCTACAACACTTGGGAGGGCATAGGCTGGATACACTACTATGATTCCGCTCTGGAGCGCGAGGTGATACTGATAGGCCGGCCGAACAAGCGCGATTCCTCCAACACCACGAGCCAGTTCGTGTACGGGCTGGGCAAGGGTCTGACCGCGATAAAGAAGTCCTACACGAACACGGACGAGTTCGGCACGCGTCTGTACGTGTACGGCAGCGACCGGAATCTCCCGAACAGGTACTACAACGGCAAGAAGATATGCAACGCGGAGAGCGTGGACATAGTGAACCTTATGCTGCCGCTGTCGTCGTGGGGCGAGGCCGTGGACCCGGCCACGGGCGAGACCCGTCCCGACCCTTCCCTCGCCTACATCGAGGACGCGGACAAGGTGGCGAAATACGGCCTCATTCCGCGCAGGGTGTACTTCAACGGAAGCGACAACGATGAGATATACCCGTCCGTGAAGAACATCACGGCTGGTCGGCTGCGCACGGAGAAGGCGGAGCGCGGGGACACGTCCTATGTGCCGGACGCGGACATCTATCCCGATGGCGAGCGGATGGACAAGGTGAAGGACTGCACCAATCCCGTTGACCACGGGGAGGGGACCGAGGACACATACATCTTCACCGAGACGGTCGACGTTCCCTTCGCGGAGGGCGGCGGAATACTGTACAACTCCACGAGAAGCGAAGACCTCACGCCCGTCACCGTCGATGTGATGAGCTACGCCCCGTCCAAGAGCGGAACGAGGGTGAAGATAGAGCCGGAGTACCTGATGCTTGTGCAGATTGTCGCGGACGACAACTTCACGGTCACGCAGAGGGTGAAGCTGACGGTGAGGCTCCCGGACGGTTCGGTGGTGGTGCAGGTGGACGACACGTCACTGTCTCCCGTCAGACTGTCGAAGGACAGGGACACATACGAGGTCGGTCTCGCCGCCGACTACTGCATCTGCACGGGGACGATAGAGGCCATAGCCATATCCCTCGTCATCGACCGCGAGCGCACCGTGCCCACGGATATGGCGGTGACTGTGAAGTCGGCGACGGAATCCACCCAGCCGATATTCTTCGGCTTCAAGGAGAAATACGATGAGACGTTCAGCCTCGTCATCAAGCAGATAGGATTCAACATTGCGGAGCAGACATCCGTTGTCAGCGGCGGACTCTGCACCCTGTCGATGAAGGACGGGATGTGCGGCGGCCGCGATTTCACCGTGCGTCGCTGCACCTACCGTGCGGCGAGCGACGACTGGGTTCTGTCCGTGAAGCGCGTCTCGGACGATTCCACGGATATGCTCTATCCGAACGCGGACTTCCCGATTCGGGCCGGTGACACGTTCGTGCTGCTCGACATCGTTATGCCGGAGCTTTATGTGGGCATAGCGGAGTTGACGCTGCTCGAGGCGGCGACCGCCCTCTACGCGGATATAAGCAGGGGAAAGACCTACTACGAGCCGGAGATTGACGCGAAGATGCTCGCCCTCTCGGGGGAGAAGCTGAAGGAGGGGATGTATATGCAGCTGAAGGATTCCGACATCGTGGAGGAGGGCGTGGACTACATCCTCATCGATTCCCTGCGGATTTCGGAGGACGAGAGCAACATCCCGACATACAAGGTCACATTGCGCGAGAAGAAGAGGTCGACGGTGACGGACGCGACCACTGCCGCATTGCGCGACTTGTCGGCGGAGATACGGGCGGGCCGGGGAGGCTGGCTCGCGAACATCATCAACTCCGCGAGCGACACGCCTGCCGCGGACGACAACGTGTATTCCGCCCTGCGCTCGCAGTTGGAGTTCCTGTCGAAGAAGTACGATGATGCTGCGGAGGGGTGCATCTCCTTCGCGAAGGGAGTGCTTTTCGGCAAGCGTTTCGCGCCGGGCATCACGGGCTACGGGGGCCGGGTGGACGGGAGCGGCAACGCGGAGCTGGACAGCCTTACTCTGCGCCGCTTCCTCGAAGTGCCGGAGCTGCGGTACAACCGCATATCCATCAATGTGGGAAACTCGTGGCGCGCGCCGGGCGGCGGCATCATAGGGAGCGTGGCTCCGGACTACGATGCGGACGGGAACAGGCTGAACACGGGAATCATCACGCTGCATCTGGAGGACGGGGAGATAGGCCTCGTGGCTCTGGACGACATCTGTATGGGAATCTATCACGATGCGCTGCGCGAGGACAGCAATGCCCTTGTGGACAGCGACGACGGCATAGGAAACTTCAAGTTCTCGGGTTTCTACACTACATACTTCCGCGTGACGGAGGTGCTTGCGGCAGACAATAGCCGTTTCCGTTACGCGGTGCGGCCGGTGTCCGACACTTGGCCTCACGCGTATCATCCGTGCGAGGCTATGCACTTCGTGGCCTACGGCAACTTCTCGGACGAGGACAGGCAGTGCTCGCGGTACAGCACGCGCACCTATGAGCGGTATCTGAAGGACGTGTCCTCGTGGGAGTTCACGGGCGACAACATCGGGGCGCAGTTCGGCGATTTGTCGAACCTCTCGTTCTTCGGGTTGAAGATGAAGGGCTACTCGGCGTATCTGAACAACATCTATAAGATCGGAAGAGCGTCGTG